TCTTTAAGGAGAAGCTCTGAGAAAATGTCTTCTAAGGTGATGCTGGTGATCCTGCCACTGGAATCAGTGGTGAAGCTGTACTCGGCATGATACTGGTGGGTATCACCTTTTTCCACTTCATAGGTCACATTAATTTTGTTATCAACCACCGACAGCGTTTTTACAATGGTGTAGGCGACACCTAAGTCATAGACCTGGTTTTGAAGATCATCCACGGAGCTTCCAACATTAGAAATTGAATTTTCGATACGATAAAAGGTGTCAGAAATACTTGGCCTGTATCTTCCAACCTCAACACGGACGTAAAATCTGTAAAATGGATTGTACTCAAGAGAGATGATCCTGGTTTTCACATTGATACCTAGTGGATTGAATATGATGTGAACATTATCACCAACAGCCAAATCCATCAGCTTGAAAAAGGAAATGTCATAGGATGATGCATTCTCCCTGGAATCATGGGATACAGCCACGTTTGTAACATTCTTTGAACCCATCACAGGGATATAATCATTGGAGCCTCTATGGCTGCGAATATTGATGTTGTAACCATCGTACTGAATTTCACCACCCAAAATAGCAATAAACTGCATAAGAGCTGATCTTCTTGAAACCTTCTGGTTGATTTTCATCGTGACGCTTTCTGTAAAATCCACAATACCAGCTGAAAAGGGAGTGCCAGCAAGGAGCTGGGATAATCCTGCTGAAGGATCACCAGTGAAGTCAAAACTGCTTATTTGATACATTTCATGGTTCAAAAGATAAGATACATGCTCACAAAGAACAGAGCAGACCGGTAGGCTCCCTTGAATTGATTTACTGATTTGAACCAGTTCAAAATACTGATTATCTAGTTTTGCAATTTGCTTAGTTTTTAAAGCCAATGCAGACTTCGCCATAACAGTAAATGAGAGGGTAAATTCACCCTCTAAGGTTTCTCTAATGTTTGAGCTGATGACTTTCTTAACGGACTGAATTAAGGTTGCTCCTGCGTAAATTTCAATCAAGGGACCGCCTCCTTTCTATTAACTTCCTGCCACACCCAGGTTTCTAACTGTGACCGTATTTTGGTTCCACTGAAGCTGTGCAATAACTCTTGTTAGAATGTTACCGTCAATGGTAAGAGGGATAGTTACATCAAAGACTGCTCCTTCAGAGCCACCGAGACTTCCAGTGACTTGAGAGTTCAGGTCCAAATCAAAGTCTGTAGGAATAGCTCCCTGCATATCTTTTTCTACATCACCCATGGCTTTTTCGAAGCCCTCTCCAATACCTTCACCCATGTTGGAACCAATACCAGCAAATACCTTTGAAGGAGATCTAATACCAAGAACCTTCTTAACGCCACCAACGATACCGTTGACCATATTTTTCACCTTTTCTCCAAGCCAACCAATCATCGATGCGATACCATCCCATAAACCTCTGGCGATGTTTCTTCCCACTTCTAAGATTGATGGGATCCCACGGGCAAGTCCGGTGACGATAGACATAATGATTTGGGGCAATTGAGCCACGATCTGAGGAATGGCACGAATAAGTCCCATACCAAGCTGAATGGTCAGCTGAACTCCCATTTCAATGAGCTTTGGTAGATTACTGGTGATGAAGGTAATGATGCTGTTAATAATCTGAGGCAGTGATTGAATCAGAGTTGGTAGGGAGTTCAAAAGTCCCATAGCCAAGCCGCTGATAATCTGAAATGCTGCATCTAGCACCAAATCCAAATTATTGATTAAGGTGGTAGCGATCAGAATCACTGCTTCTACAATGGAAGGAATAAGTTCTGGTAGGGCATCTCCAAGGCCCGTTGCAAGGGTCACAATCATCACTAGCGCCGCTTCCACCAGGGCAGGAAGATTGGTAATAATCCCATCCACCAATGTTAGAACAAGCTGCAAAGCACCATCTGTAATCTGCGGTAAAGCTTCGATGAGTCCACCCACAATGGTCATGATAATATTAGTTGCTGCTTCAATGAGCGTTGGAAGATTATCCAAAATACCATTTACAAGAGCAAGAACTAAATCCGGTGCCACCTCAGCAATGGCAGCTATGAGTCCAGTCACCACATCTAACATCTGCGGCAGGATAACTGCAATCTGGTCCACCGTTTGTCTTGCCCCTTCTTTTAACTGTTCTGCCGCCCCCTCTTGACCAGTGATGAGGCCCGTCAAACCATCTAAAATCATGGTAAATCCAGGGAGGAGCTGTGAGGTGATATTGTTTTTCACCCCTGCAAAAGAACGGGTGAGATTATCCATGGCATCGGTGTAATTGACTGCTGCATCAATGGATTCATCACTCATCACTAGGCCAAGTTCACTGGCCTTATTCTTTAGAGCATCCGTGCTTTCTGCAGTTTGGTTTAAGAGCGCTCCAAGTTCAACAGATGATGTACCGAGAAGATCATTAGCAATGGCGGCCTTCTCTCCTTCATCTGCAATGCCCTGAAGACCTTTAATGGTCATCTCAAAGACTTCTTCTCTGGATTTACCCTCAAGGTCCGCCATTGAAATCCCTAGGCGTTGAAACTTTTCTGTGGCGGAGGAACTCCCATTGATGGCATCATCCACGGTGTTATTGAGTTTCTTCATTCCGTTTTCTAAGGATGAAATGCTGGCACCGTTTTGGGAAAGGACATAGTCCCACTCTTGATAACCTTGCCTGGAAAGACCAACCCTTTGGCTGGCCTTATCGATCTCATCCCCTGCAGCCGCAGCATCATTAGCCATATCAAAGAGCTTTTTACCTGCGGTGACAGCAGCAGTTCCAATGGCAGCCATGGCAACGCCTATCCCGGCAGCCACTCCTTTCATAACTGAACCGAGCTTTTCAAATTTACCACTGGAATCATCTGCTACTTTAGCAGAGTCTTTGATTTCATCCCCAAACTTGTCCGCTTCTTTACCAGCATCATCAAACCCATCACTGGCTGCATCTAGAGCCTTATTGTTATCATCCAGCTCTTTTTCCATTTTGTTTAGGTCTGCATTTGCATTGTTTAGCTGGATCTGCCAGGCTTTTGTTCTTTTGTCATTCTCCCCAAAGGACTCAGCAGCATTTTTCAGCGCAGCTTCAAGGGTGGATACTTTGTTTTTCTGAGCATCGATCTCTTTATTTAACACTTCATTTCTTGCTGTAATAGCTTTGATAGATTTATCTTGCTTATCAAACTGTGAGGTGACCAGATTCATTTCAGAACCCAGCACCTTGAATGTTTGATTGATATCTCGAAGAGAGTTCTTAAATTCCTTTTCACCCTCAACACCTATTTTTAGGCCGAAGTCCGACATAGCATTCACCTCCTTTGGGGCATAAAAAATGACACCGTTGTAGGTGCCACTCTAAAAGGTTTTGTTATAGAAATTCCGGTATTATTTCATCGATGTAGCGCTCTTGTTTCGGTTTCGATATTCCGGTAAATTGCTTGTGACATTCCCAAAGGTCCATCAAATAGCCAATGGGCATGAGCCACACTTCATCTTCTAAACGTCTTAAATGGACTGTTCCAAAGTAGATAAGTCGGGTAAAGACTTGTTCATCACTTACCCGACCACCTCGTTTTTTGAGTCGTCACTCTCCACATTCCTTTTTGTGCCTTTCATCATACTGGCCATAATGGCATTCTTGTAATTAGCCAGGTCAAAGGGAGTGGTAAGAAGCTCCACTTCATCTTCTGTGAGAAGTTCTTTTTTATCATCCTTGTTCCTAATATTGTGGATCAGGATGGATTGGTTTGCCAGAAGGGTGATGAGCCACACCACCTCTTCAAGTGCCATTTCAAAGTTCTCAGTTTTCATGAGCTTATCACCCAAATTCTCAAGACCACCATAGCGCTTGGCAATTTCCTTAGTAGCTTTGGTGGTAAGAATCATCTTAAACTGTGTGCCACCAATATCAATTGAGGTACTTCTTTCTTCTGCTGCTTCATCAAGCTTTATTTTTTCATCTGCCATGATCAACCCTCCCATTAAGAAACAACAACAGTTGCCACTGTGGTCGTCACATTTGCAGCACCACTAGAGCTTAAGACGCAGTAGTAGTAATAGGTATCTGCCAAGAGGTCCGTTGGAATATCAAAGCTCGCAGAAGTTTCTCCATTAATAATAGTGCCGCCAGTGGTGCTATCGATGGTATTTTCATACCACTGATAGGTTACAGGGTTTGAGGTGTTGGAGCTTGCCACAACAGAAAGACTTCCAGAAACGCTGCCTGCGGTTACTTCAGTTAAGCTTGCCGGCTGGGTTGTGATGGTTATGGTTGGGGTTACGGCTGTAAAGTCTGGTTCATATACGGATGTGAACCAGCTTGTAATGGTTGATGCCGATACACCATTATCTCCTTCAGTGACTTCTGCTTTCCAAGGATGCTTGCTTTCTCCGTCCAGTTTGTTTCTTCTCAAGACGGTTCCTTCTATGGTGGGACTGCTAAATGTGATGGAGTCTCCTTTAGTTGCAAGACTTGTGGCGGGAACAGAGAAGATAACCCTGTAGAGCCAAAAATACCTATACTTTCCATTGGCCTTCTTGGCACGAAACCCAACTGCCACCGGACTGCCACCATCTTCACTTCTTGAAACAACGACATTATTGCTGTCGATTTTACATCCTGTCAGATCCTGTGCTACCAATGATCCGATATCATCAATACCGAGTGTCAGGGCACCACTTTTAAATTCTTTGACCACTTCGCTGGCACCGTCATCTGCATAAAGAATGGCTTCAATAAGCTCAATACTCAATTCTGCAGTCATGGCTTTAGCCAGCACCTTTGGTGTGCCATAGGTTTCAATGCCGTTTTGATCTTCTGTGATCTTGGCATAATATAGAGAGTAGAGTAGGAAAGAACCGCCTTACCGTCTTTCGATGGCAGGTTTGTCCAGTCCTCTCTCCGAACCGTGCTTACCCCTCTCGAAGTACACGG